TCTTGTTCTGATGAACAATTCTATCACGCTCCCATACTTCATTACCAGAGCAGTTGTATACTCTCTTGGCAGCGAAATATAGAGGAATACCAATCTGTTCGATTGTCTTAACTCTATCTGAGCCAGTAACTAGATAGACGTTATTTTCGTTACAGAAGTTAAAGAACCATTTTTCAAACTCAGGGTCAATCAAACTTCTACTTGGTGTTAATGTACCATCAACGTCAAATACATAATGTAAACTCATCAGTGGTTTCTCTCTCCTTCAAATACACATATAAAATATAACGGCTCGTCTGTATGGTTTGTTACCCTATGAAACGTACCATCGTCAACTGCAACCACATCACCTTCTTTCACAGGAAACTGATGCTCATCTAAGTACATAAACCCACTGCCTTGAATGAAGATATATACCTCTTCTTGTCCCACATGCTCATGCCCACGAGTAGCTTGTTTTGGATGAAGCAGTGTGCTAGATACAACGTTTCTTTTCAAGTGTGAATTATCAGTTAGAATATAAGTTTTGTTATCCTTAACTGTTTTTCCATTCAAAATAAAATCAGTAGCAATCTTCATATTAAATCTCCATATATTATTGTACTATAAACACGGAATCAATTTTAGTGTCTTTGTGGTGTATATATTTTTCTACATACCCCAAGTTCGTCAATTTATTGTCTAAATTTCCGGCACCCCATTCTGTTACAATAACAGGTAAGTATTTTTTAATAGTTTCGTAGCCTCCCAATACAATAGCGTCCACGCTACCAGAACCTTCTGTATCAAGATGTAACAAATCTAATCTGTGTAAATTTAGATCATCTAGTCGATACATTTTAACACTTCCTGGTTTTCCACTTGCTTCTAGTCTCCCTAATTTAACATCTCCAATTTCATAGTGTGTTAAAAAGTGTCCTCCAGCATCACCAAGATGGTTTAGCATCCAATCCGATCTAGTACTATTACCCAAACCGCCTTCATATTTGTAAAATTTGTCGCCCTGGCAATTCTTGTCTAAACAATAGAAATTCAATGGGTCTGGTTCAAATGTATACACATGTTCAAAATGTGTTCCGTATAAAGCGGGATACATACCAAAACATCCGCCAGCTTGTACAACAACTTCAAATTTTTTCACAAATTCCATAAATTTAGACGAATCTATTTTCCAATCTCTCAAGATAGAATCCCAGGGAGTTGCTGTTGGAGTCCATAATGTTTCAATGCCACTATAATCCAACCTTTTTTGTGTAATCAAAGAATCAAATTTAGACTTATCATGTATATCATACATTTTTCTGCCGCCACCTAATGTCTCAACCATTTTTTATATTCTCCATTTAGTTTAGTAAGTATTATATATCAAACAGTCTTGATTGTAAACCTTTTATATCTGAAATTTGCAGTGGCTTCAGAATAATTAATGTCTGATGCTCTTACGTCTAACTGAATATCAGAGATTGATGTTGGTAGCAAGTCTTCAAATGTTACCTCTACATTGACATTCTTTGTAGAGTTCAGAACTGTGAGCGTAGCGTCTGAGAAAATACCGGAGTTATCACCTTGACTTCTAGTAACGAGATTTTTATGCTCATCGAAGTTATCAGGGAATGTGATTCCGATTAACCAGTTGTGTATTTCAAGATAGTTCTTCATATCTTCATCTACACGAAATGTCAATGCAAAATCTCCATACTCTATCTTATCTGCACTGAAAGAGAGATTGGAGAATGGGGTGCCTACAGTGACGAACCCAGCAGTGAGCGATGGTATCGTAGCTGCTTGCACATAGTATTCGATGTTAGGCGCTCTCTGTAGAGCAAACCTAAACCCTATAGGGGAAAGAAAGTTTTGAGCCATATTTATTCCATATTTTTTTTAAAAAAATTAAAAAAAGTGCTTGACATTTGGTGAGAAAGTGCTTATATTATATTTATACGATAGAGAAAGCGAGAGACATGAAAACGATTCTAAGACTGGTGATGAAAAAGCAAGTGATTTTCGCTCTACCAAATGCGATGATTGCTGCTTGTGTTCTTACTCTAATCCTCAACTAAGGAGACCTAATCATGAAACTCGAAGAAATGCTGATGGCAGTGAATAAGAACCTTGATGAATTCCGTGCTGCGGGTGATATTAAGGCCTTCAACGCAACAAAGGTGATGAAAGACGAACTTCTGAGAGAGATGGGTAAAGAGGCTGCCAGAGAATTCATTAACAATATCGATACCGAAAGCAAAGAACGATGGGAACGCATAAACGCATAGAGGATTGGTATAATGGGATACAAGTTGAAACTCACTCGTGATACAGACTTGTATGTACTGACCATTGTTGATAGCAAGTCTGGCTATCGAACAGAAGTTCGTGGTAAAAGCAACTACGAGACTGACGGTTACGATAGTGACGATGACCTACACAAACTACTAGATGTTATTGGTAAGAGTGCTAACATCAGTGAGTTGATGAACAGCGTCTGTGTATCAATTAACTACAAAAACTCACGGAGTGCTGTTGCAAACAAAGCACTCGACAAAGCGTTTAGACAATAAAAAAGGGAGAGCCGAAGCTCTCCCTTTTCGCCGTTTGGTAGGTTAACCCTACTCTTATCTTACATGATGTTAGAAACAGTCACTCTGCGATAGTAGGTGTTCTGGTCACCAGAACCAGGGGCCGTGTTGTCAATAGCACCAGTACCATTCGAAGTAGCGAACGGATTTGCGACCATGCCGTAGCGAGTCTTAAATCCGATCTTAGGCTGGAAGCTATCTTCACCAACAGCACGAACCATCTGCAATGGAACGTATGGGCAGTAGAAGATACCAGCATCGAATGCGCTAGAACCCTTGTAGCCAACAATCATGTAGTTACCACCTGCATATGGGTCAATATAGACCTTCATGCGGCCGTTCATAACACCAGCGAACGTGTTGCCTGTGTCATCAACGTTGAGGCTATTAGCAAGAGCAGGAGCGTAATCAAGAACGCCTGCCATCTGAAGAGCAGAAGCAACATCAGAAGAACAGATCAGGACATTGCCCTTACCACGACGGGTCTGCTTGGCAATCTCATTAGCTTCACGCTCAATCTGGAACATGAGACCTTTGAACTTCTCGACGCTCCAACGACCATTAGAGTCAACGTCTAGGTCGAAAGTACCAGCGGATGCTGTGTCGCTCTGTGCGCCAGCTTTAGCTGTGTGGAAGATTGTACGAATAACTTCACGGTTGATTTCCGAAAGGATTTCAGCCGAAAGAATGTTAGCAAGCTCTGTCTCAGCGTCAAGACCGTGGATAGCCTTCAGGTCTTGTGCCAGTTCAGTGGTATACTCTGCTTTGAGCGCACGAGACTTGGCCGTAACAGTGACCTTATCGATTGTGAAACCCATTTCTTCGTAAGCAGTGTTAGCTTCCATATTGGTTGTTTCGACGCCACGACCTGTTTTTTCGGAACCAGCACCGAGACCGTTAGCGTGTGATGCTCCACCGTCATCAGTGGTACCAGAGAAGTCGGTATCAGCTTCGTTGAACAATGCTTCTTGCGTTGTGTCAAGAAGGTTGGTTGTGTTAGCGAAACGAGCCTTCATAGCGAAGATGAGACCAGAAGGACCAGTCATTGGCTGAACGCCGCAAATATCATAAGCCATCAGGTTTGGCATAGAGCGCCGAACGAGAGAGATAAGAACGGGATCATAAGTGTCAACGTTAGTTGCGCCGTCACCAATGTTGTTCGCTGGTGTTTCGTTAAGCAGCGTGTTTGTGGACCAAGCACTACCTTCTCTGAGAGCCTTTTCGGTGTTCTCAAGAACAAGAGCGGTAACTGCTCGCTTGTGGGGGTCTTTAATGGCTTCGAGTTCTGGATGCTCCAGAATTGGCTGCCACTTTGCGTTGATTTCTTCATTTAACATTTTAGAAGATTCTCCTTTAAACTAAGAATATTTATGTACTTATTTATATTAATTGATATTTCTAAAAGTCTTACTGATTGATTCAGCGTAACGAGCCATCTGAGGATCGATGTACTTAGTACCTTCTGCTTCCTCATTTACTGGGTCAAGTTCGTCAACTTCATCAGTCACTTCTGATTTGCCGAAATAGTTTTCCTTGATGATTTCTACTTTGCGAGTAAAATCTTCCAGGTCTACATACTCTAAACCTTCAGTGAGGGAACGTAGCTTTTCAGCCTGTGTATCTGCAAGACCTTCACAAAGACCTTCGAATACTTCTGACTTTTTAGCTTCCTCAAGCTGTTTGGTCACCTCAATATTAGTATCGATTTGTTCATTGAGGTTAGCTTCAAGCGCTTCGATCTTCTCTGCCATTTCAGCGACCAGATCGACTTCTTCTTCAGGTACATCAATACGATGCTCTGAGAAAAGTTCTTTGAGACCAGAGATGAAGGACTCAGCAATATCGGAGCGAATACCACTCTCGACTGCAAGTTTGTTTTCTTCCATCCACTGCTCTGCAACGTAATCTAGATATGCGTCAACCTTCTTAGTGAGGTCTTCTGTTGCTAGTTCAGCCTGTTCGTCCAGCTTAGAAGAGAACTCTTCTTCCAAACGAGCGACTTCAACATTAACTTTCTCTAGAACAACTGTCTCAAAGAGAACAGATGCTCTTTCTTTAAACTCTTCAGAAAGGTCTTCACCCTCGAAGATTTCTTCTACAGCTTCGCCCATAGACTTATCGCCCTTTCTTGCTGGTGCTTTAGCGGTAGCAGTATCATTAATCATGTCACCGCCCTTTTTCGTTGCGCCATCATCCACCGAATCAGCGGCATCTTTGGCAGTTGCTTTGTCAGCCTTACGCTTCTTAGCACCGACTGCGGTTGGTTCCATTACCTCGGAATCATCCCCAGATGCCTTCAACTCGTCTAACTGATCAAGTTCTTGATCTGACATGTGTTGTCTCCTTAGAGTTTATTAGTTATTTTCTTTATTTATAAAAATTTTTATTTTGAAATATTATTTAAGAATTTTGCGAATAGCTTGAACTTCTGTTCCTCAAGTTTGCGAGGAGAGAGTTTCTTGGTTTCTTCAACCACCTGTTCAACCACTTGTTCCCGCATCCAGTTACCGGAGGCAATATCATAAAACCATTCTGACCCTTCCATAATGCCTTTTACAAAAGCATCTGGAGCAGATGGATCAGCAACGATATCACCAGCAGTAGCAAGCATGAAGTCTCTTTGTACTTCCATAATACCTTGCTTTGTCTGCTTTATTGAACCCATACCACGAGAAGAAACGCCAAGTGTAGCACCCTCGTCCATAAGATTCTTTACTACCTTACCCATTGGAGTGTCCATAATCTTTGCTTTACCAACAAAGTTTGAACCCTCTTGTTGTAAGTTAGTAATCATATGCGATACACGGTCGAGATTGATTGTAGGACCATTTGGATGACCAAGTTCACCGAATGCTCTGTTTTTCTCTACAAACTCTTTGTTATATCGCTTAACCTCTTTTGCAATTACTTCTGATGGATATACACGACCATTACGATTCTTGAGGTCGCCTTGCATAAAGACGCCTTCAATGTAATAGTTTTTGGCTTTACCATCTTCTGCTGCTTCTGTGATGTATTGAACATCATCATTTACTTCGCAAATTAATTTCATTGCCTTGTCCTAACCGTTCGAAACTGGTGTTCTGTAAACATGGTTACAGGCTGCGTTTAGACTGATGTGTATTTCTTGGTCGCCAGCATCACCATCTCTGAGTGCGCCAACATCTACCATAACAGTAGCACCGGGACCAACAGTAATCATCTTAGTGACCGCAGTGCTGTTTGCGCCAAACTCTACATTCGCAACAACGGTTGTGTTACTATTGTAAATTCTTTGAATTCTACTATCAGTAATTTGAGCATGAGCAGTTGTTACTGCTACTGTGTTTGCTACAATTTTGATTGCTGCCATTGCTCTCTCCCTTACATTGCTTGGTTGGCGAATGCAAGGATTTCACCATATGATTTTTTATCTTGCATCATTTTTTTAATCATCGTCTTTGCATTTGCTGGGTTCAGCGAATTGTATAGACCATTCAGAGCAGAAGCATCAGCCTTTGAGATTTTTACCATGCTGCCATCATTAAGTTTCACGTTGACAGGGTTAATCTTGAACGCTTCATCAAGTTCAACTTCTTCGTTCAATGGATGACCAACCATCTTTTCAGATGCCTTTTGGCTTACAGGCTTTTTGAGTTGAACAACCTTCAGAGTGTTCTTGTCTTTGACTGACATTGGTGGACGTTCAGCAGAATTTTTAGACTGCATTACACCCTTTTCGCTTGATGCCATTGCTTTGACTTTATTGCCATCGGCAGTATCGATAAGAACGTGAGTAATCTTTACAGCCTCATCAAGTTCAACTTCTTCCATAACCTTTACTGTAGCTTTGGGAAGAGGCTTAATCTTCTTATTGATTTTCATCTGAGTCATAGCTTTTTGAATTGCCATTTTTTCATTGGCAGCTTTGACTGTTGCTCTACCAGCACCTTCAATGTCAACTTGATATGTTTGCGGACCGGCTTTCTTGCCTCTATCACGCATTATATCCGTCGTCTTCATTTTAGGAGCTTTTTCATCAATATCAGCTTTCTGATAGCCCAACTTCAACAATTTTTCTCTAAATGTTTTATAGCGAGCATCAGTTGTTAAAGTTTTTTCTTCCTCCATCATCTTATTAATCTCAGCACCCTTCATACCGTGCTTTGTAATAAGTTTTGTAACTGCGCTTTGAGTCACAAAAGGAAT